ATTATATTAAAAGGTGCTAAGCTGAGTGCTAAATCTAAACAAGAATTAGTAAACTATTTTAGAAATGAAGTTAAAGGAAGAAATCATGGTACTTTAGTTATTCCGATTCCTTCATCTATCGGATCTGATGCTGATATTAAATTTGAAAAACTTGAAGCGAATGTTCAAGATTCTTCTTTTGATAAATTTAGAAAGTCCAATAGAGATGAAATCCTTGTAGCAAATAGAGTGCCAGCTCCAAAAGTTGGTGTTTATGATAATGCTAATCTTGCAGTTTCTAGAGATGCAGATAAGACTTTCAAAACACAAGTTATTGGACCAGATCAGGCTGTTATTGAAAAAAGAATAAATAAGCTTATTCAAGAATTTTCTGATCTTGTTGTCTTAAGATTTAAAAGAATTGACCTTGTTGATGAAGACATACAATCTAGAATCTACGATAGATATCTTCGTACTGAAGTTGTCAGTCCTAATGAGGTCAGAAGTGAGCTTGGGCTTCCTGAAAGAGAGGATGGCGATATTGTCTTGCCATTCCCCACAAAAATTAAAAAGGATGGTCCCGGAGCTCCACCAATGAATAGCAATAATCAGTCATCCAATCCTCCAAAAGCAAGGGTTGATACAGCCTCTGGTGGAAGTGATGTGAATGCTAATGGTGAAAGAGCAGAAAGAGGCCAGCAGCAAGATGCTGGCAACAATATGGAGGTTTAAAATGGGAGTTATTTATAGTAACGGTTCTCTTCAGGATACAGATGGTGTAGTTACTTTTATTGGTCATACGACTGGTTTGTATATTGCCAATGTTGATACGAATCATTGGATTGAAGTTAGACTCAATGGTGGTCCTCACTCTGTGTGGATACCTGATGCAAGCAGTCATCAGCATAACTATGTTCATATCCCTGGTGATTATACGAAAGTTCAAGTTGTAACAGCATCTTCAACCGTAGCAATTTATGCCATAGGTTGATTTGTATTTTAAATACAAATATATTATTATAGAGGTTTAATATGGAAAATTTTAATTTAATGTTTCCCATTTCTATGGTGAAAAAAGAAGAAAGAATTGTTGTCGGTATTGCTACTGCTGACAATATTGATAAAGCAGGCGATATAGTTGATTTTAATGCTTCTTTAACTGCCTTTAAGAGTTGGGCTGGTAATATAAGAGAAATGCATTCTCCTATTGCTGTAGGTAAAGCAATTAATTATGAACCAGTAAAAATTAAAGGTGCTGATGGTGAAGAGTATAATGCTATTAAAGTTGAAGCATATATTTCCAAAGGCGCTCAAGATACTTGGGAAAAAGTTTTAGATGGGACATTGCGAGCTTTTTCTATTGGTGGACGTATTCTTGAAAAAGAAGCTGATACTAAAAAGATTTTTAGAGGAAAGCCGGCTAATATTATTAAAAGATATGAACTGGGTGAATTAAGTTTGGTTGATAATCCTGCAAATCAAATTGCTGTTATTGACATAATTAAAATGTCCAACGATGGTTCTTTGGATTATATTCTTAAAGTTGATTGTGATGATATTGATCTTACTATCCCAGATGCAGTAAGGAAGGCGGCTCAGGCTGGGTTGAATCAGCGTAAAGAGCATGGTCGTGGTGGTACTAGCGTCGGACTTGGTTCTGCTCGTAGATTGGCAGCCGGTGGTAAAGCATCCCCCGAGTTTGTTAGAAAAGTTGCCAAGTATTTCCCTCGTCATGAAGTTGATAAGCAGGGTAAGGGTTGGAATCCTGGTGAAGATGGCTATCCGTCCAATGGGCGTATAGCTTGGAACTTATGGGGTGGAGATGCTGGCTGGGCTTGGTCTAGAGCCAAGACTGAAACTTTAAATAATTGTACTAGAAAATCCGATGATACTTTTGATATTGAAAAGCAAGATTGCAGTTGTGGTTGTTCTGTTGAAAAAGAACGCGAAGTTGCTACTAGCACAATGGGTTCTGGTCTAGCCAATCCTACTCAAGGCTACAACCAAAAACCTTCCGAAGTAAAGCCAAGAAGACGTAAGAAAATTAGAGTAAAGCAAAATGCTTCTATTACAAAAAATGATTTAGATGTTTCAGATAATATAAATATTGAAAATAGTGAATTGGATTTAAATGATAATGATATTATTAATGTATTAAATGAAATTTTTAGTGAAGATGAAATTGATGATTTGATTACTACTGAAGAAAATTTTAAAATGCAAGACCAGACATTGCAAAATGATGTAGAATATGATACGATCTTAAGCATGGATGAACAGGAATATAAGAGACTTTCGCTTCTTAAGCGTTTTGTCAACTGGCTTGTTCAAGATGTAGAAGAAACAGCTTCAACCGAATCTAAAGTTGAAGTATCTGAGAACACATTGGAGGAAGAAATGGATATTGAAGTCCTTAAGGATGCTCTTAGTGCTGTAGTTGACGAGAAACTGGCTAACTTCGCTACTTCGATTAAGGAAGAGGTGGAAGTCGCTGTTCAGGAAAAAATTGACAGCATTTCAAAGAGTTTTGAAGTTCAGAAGACTGAGCTTGAAGAGAAGTTAAGCGTTACTGAGAAGGCTTTGGCTGAGCAGGAAGAGACTGTTAAGGCAATTGCTGCTTCTGGCGCTATCAAGAAGAGTGTTGATGTGGAGGAAGAGGATGATGAGGTTATCACCAAGTCGGCTCCCGCTTCTATCTGGAGCAACATCTATTTACCCCAGGGCTTAATCACTGCCCTTGGTTATGAGTCATAATAGGAGGAATTATATATGGCAACTCAAAATGAAATTTTATCCAAGGCAGATGAAGTCACTACTAGCGTTGTGAATAACGCTAGCGGTGGTTTGATGAAGCCGGCGCAGTCGAATCGTTTTATTGACTTCGTTATTGACCAGTCGGTGCTCATGCAGAACTCGCGAGTGGTTCGCATGCGCACCCCCCAGATGGAGATTGACAAGCTCTCCGTTGGAACCCGGTTGCTTGCTAAGGCGACTGAGGCTACTGATGACGGCGCAAACGCTGCTGTCACTTTCACCAAGGTGTCGTTGAGCACTGTCAAGCTTCGTCTTGATTGGGCGATCAGCACCGAGTCCCTTGAGGACAACATTGAGGGCGCTTCGCTTGAGGATCATATCGCTCAGGTTATGGCTCGTCAGACGGCTAATGACATGGATGACTTGTTCATCAGTGGTAATACTTCGTCCAACAACACCTTGCTCAAGGCTCTTGATGGTTTTACTAAGTTGGCTCTTGCTAGCGGTCGTACCGTTGACGAGGCTGGTAACAATGTGTCGCGTGCGACTTATGATCGTATCCTGCGTAACTTGCCGGCTAAGTATTTGCAGCGTCGTAACGAGTTGAAGTTCTTCTCGGGTGCTGGCGTTGTTCAGGATACTATTTTCAGCCTGTCCAACCCCAACAGCGCTACGGCTGCTACTTCGGGTGCTCCTTCGCCTGGTTCGTTGATTGGCGATACGGCATTCTTGACTGGTGCTATGCGTGCAAATGGTGGTGCTGGTTCGACTGGGATTGCCCCCTTCGGTATTCCGTTGGTTGAGGTTCCGTTGATGCCCGAGGCTGTCAGTGGTGACTATTCGGGTGCTGCTGGTTCGCATGGTTATGTGGAGCTTACGTTCCCGAACAACCGTGTGATTGGTATTCATCGTGACATCACGGTGTATCGCCAGTTCAAGCCGAAGACTGACACTATTGAGTACACGCAGTATATGCGAGTTGCGTCTAATATTGAGAATGCTGATTCGTATGTGATTGCCAAGAACGTCAAGCTTCGTAGCCTCTGATACCTTAGGACGTTATAGTTACACATAATGTTCGGTGGAAGCCCCAGTAAAAACTGGGGCTTTTGCTTTTAATAAATTTAATTATGCTATAATTAATTTATGACTGATAATATTGTTACTACTGATTTGGTGGAATCTAAACCTGCAAAGAAAACTGGTCCTGCAAAAGGAACGGCTAAACCTAAAAAAGAAAAGCAAGAACAAACTGATACATCTATTGATGGATCTAAATATATTTATTTTTCTTGTGGAGCCGCTTATGTCACTTCAAATGGATTTGTGTTTACCAGAGAAAATCCTATTTATTTAGTTGCTAATGAAGAAGCTGACAGACTTTTAAGGCTTGATAATTTTAGACTACCTGATCAGATTGAACTTGAAGAATATTTGAATAAGGCTTAATCATGGCGGGTTCCGCATCTAATTATTTAGAAAATAAACTTATAGATCATTCTTTAGGGACTACAACATATACTAAACCGAGTGCTGTTTATGTAGCACTATACACGACATCGCCATCTGATACGGGTGGTGGTGTAGAAGTTACTGGTGGTTCTTATTCTAGAAAAGTTGTAACTTTTTCTGCCGCCTCATCTGGCTCAGCGAGTAGCAATGTAAATGTTAATTTTACAACAATGCCGACATGTGTTATAACTGCAATAGGTGTTCTTGATAGTTTAACATCTGGAAATCTATTGTACTGGGGAACTTTGGCATCTAGTCGAAGCGTGAGTTCTGGTGATACAGTTTCTATATCATCTGGTAATTTGACAGTTACTTTAGATTGATTGATGCATTTATAACAATATTTGGTGTATTATATTATGAGGATTAGATATGGCTGCTGAAAGAAATATTATTATTTATCAAGGAGATACGTATTTACATGAAGTTAAGCTACGTAATAGCGCTAATGCCAATATTAATATATCAACTAGGACTTATTCGGGTCAAGTTAGAAAAACAAAGACTTCTGATACCATTGTTGCTGCGTTCACAACGTCAATAACCGATGGCCCAAATGGGGTTTTACAATTCTCTTTGTTACCAAATGTCACATCCAATATTAGAAGCGGTGTCTACTATTACGATCTTCAAGAAACTAATGGTACTGTTATTACCACTTTAATAGCAGGTAAGGCTACGGTACAAGGAGAGGTTACTCGTGCCGGGTGATTTAACCACTTTAACCATTATTGGTAATGATTCAACTATTTTAACTGTTGCTACCAATGATGTTACTATAATACAATCTGGATCAAATACCAGTGCAAATTCAGAAATTACTATTTTAAATACTTCTTCTGCTACAATTACTGTACCAGCAAATTTACAATTTAGTAATTCAATACCGACAGAGTTAGCCAACACAGGTAGCGCTGGGGTTGCGATAACAGCATCTAGGTCTGATCATGTTCATCCATCAACAGGTCACACCGTTAATGGAGGTAATTATTAATGTCTAATACAATTAGAATCAAAAGAAGGGCTAGTGGTGCGTCTGGCGCACCCTCTTCTTTAAAGAATGCTGAACTAGCATTTAATGAAGTCGATAACGTTTTATATTATGGGTTTGGAACAGATATCAGTGGTGATGCTAATACTGTTGTTTCTATTGGAGGTAGTGGAGCATTTTTAACCCTATCTGGTGTCCAGACTATTACTGGTAATAAGACTTTTTCTGGAAATGTTGATCTTGGTTCAAGTGCTATTGCCGCTACGAAAAGTCCTAATAATAACTCCACTTCTGTAGCTACTACAGCATATGTTGATAGTGCCGTTGCTAATGCCACGGTAAGCACTGAGCAGGTTCAAGATATTGTCGGCGGTCAGATTGCTACTAATGGTTCGCATACTGGTATTTCTGCTTCCTATGATGATGCTGGTGATGGCGCGATTGATCTTTCTTTGACATCTACTGGTGTTTCTGCTGGTTCTCATGGTAATGCTACTCATAGCGCTTCTTTTACTGTTGGTGTTGATGGACGTATTAGTTCAGCTAGCAATACTGCTATAAGCATTGCTTCTACTGCTATTACTGATTTCACAGAGGCGGCTCAAGATGCGGCTGCTGCTTTGTTCACTAATGCTACTCATAGTGGTATTGGTGCTACTTATGATGATGCTAATGCTAAATTAAGTCTTGATGTTGCTGATTTTACAATTACTTTGGGTGGTGATTTGACTGGTAATGTGACTATTACTAATCTTGGAAGCGCTACGTTAACTGCTACTATTGCTGCTGATTCTGTCGCTTTAGGAACTGATACTACTGGTAATTATGTTGGATCGGTTGCTGCTGGAACTGGTATTAGTGTTTCAAATACAGGTGTTGAGGGTGGTACTTTTACTGTAACAAACGATGGTGTAACTTCTTTGACTGGTACTGCCAATGAAGTTGAAGTTAGCGCTTCTAGTGGTGCTGTCACAATTGGCTTGCCTGCAAATGTTACTGTTACTACTGATTTATCTGTTGGTGGTAATACTACTATTACTGGTAACCTTACTGTTAATGGCACTGTTTCTACAATTAACTCAACCACAGTTACTGTCGATGATAAGAATCTTGAACTTGGATCAACAGCATCTCCTTCTGACGCAACGGCTGATGGTGGTGGTATTACTCTCAAGGGTACTACTGATAAGACTTTAAACTGGGTTGATGCTACTGATGCTTGGACTTCCTCTGAGCATTTAAATCTTTTAACTGGAAAAGATTTTAAGATCAATGGAGCATCTGTTCTTTCTTCAACAACTCTTGGGTCTGGTATTACAGGTTCAAGCCTAACTTCTCTTGGTACGATTGGAACAGGTGTTTGGCAGGGAACTGCTATTGGCATTGCGTATGGAGGAACTGGGGCGACAGATGCTGGAACTGCTAGAAGTAATCTTGGTTTGGCGATTGGTACGAATGTTCAAGCTTATGACGCTACTTTAGCCGCTTTAGCCGGAGTTACTACTACTGCTAATAGTATTATTTATGCTACTGGTCTGGATACTTTTGATGTTACAACTCTTAGTTCGTTTGCTAGAACTTTGATTGATGATTCAGATGCTTCTATTGCCAGAACAACCCTGGGTCTTGGAACTATTTCTACACAAAATTCTAATAATGTTTCAATTACTGGTGGAAATATAAGCAGTATCACTCTTGATCTTGTTACAATAGATGGTGGAACTTTCTGATAGGAGTTTAGATGGCTAACACCATTAAAATAAAAAATAGCGGGACAGCTTCTAATGCCCCTTCTGCCGCTTCTTTGGAATATGGGGAACTTGCTATCAACTATATTGATGGAAAATTGTATTTCAAAAAGTCTGGGACTATTGTAGATTATTTTGCTGCATATGACGCAGAACTTAACGCGCTTGCTGGCTTGACTAGTGCCGCAGACAAGTTGCCGTATTTCACTGGTGTAGGAACTGCGTCCACTACGGACATTACCAGTGCTGCTAGAAGTTTATTGGATGACGCAAGTACATCGGCAATGCGAACCACGTTGGGTGTTGGCACAACAGATAGCCCGACATTTGCTGGAGCCATTTTCAGCGGTTCGTCTGCTGGTGATTTGGTTCGTATCACCCAGACTGGTGCTGGTAATGCTTTGGTGGTTGAGGATAGTGCCAACCCTGATAGCACTCCTTTTGTTATTACTGGTTCGGGCATTGTCAAGGTGCTGACTCCCAACAGTTACAGCAACTTGAATGTTGACAGTTCAATGGCACTTCATGGTGCAAACACGACTCTGAACTTTGTTGATGCAACCAATACTCGCATTGGCTATCTGAACCATAGTGGCACTTTGTTTGGTTTGATGAATCAGGCGGCTACTGGATGGGTTGATTTAGGCACTAACGGAGTCAATCGTTTGCGCATCAACCCAGATGGTCTAGTTGGGATTGGCGCAGACCCGTCAACGGGGTATTCGCTTCGTATAGCCAGAAACCTTACTGGTGCTACTACATCGGGAAGCGTTCTCGCCAACGGCACGGTTCAATCAGATGTTACTACCAACTATTTTGGCTTCTCCTCTAATCCTTCTACTGCGGCTGGCTCATACACGCTTGCAGGGTTACAACACTTTCAGGCAGGTCAGGGAACGATTGGTGCTGGTTCGACCGTAACAAACCAATACGGGTTTGTTGCGCTCAGTAGCCTGAGTGGGGCTACAAACAACTACGGTTTCTACGGGAATGTTCCTTTTGGGGGGAACAACTACAACCTGTATATGAATAGTGCGGCATCCAACTTTATGCTGGGTCGTCTGGGCGTTGGTGCGGCGATCGTCAACAGTTTCATGATGAGGGTCACGAATACAACTGCCGCTGATGTTGCTTTTGGGGTCAAGGGTGCTTCTTCTCAATCGGGACACATTCTGCGATGCTCGGACTCTGCTGAAAACATTTTGTTTATCGTCAACCCAGACGGGCGAGTTGGAGTTGGCGCAGGTTTGGCAACGGGATATTCGTTTAGCGTTGGAAGAAACATTACTGGCGGCACATCGTTGGGTAGTGTATCCGCCGCTGGCGTGATTCAATCGGATGTTACCAGCAACTATTTTGGTTTTCAGTCCAATCCTTCTCTTGCGGCTGGCTCATACACGCTTGGAACACTCACGCACTATCTTGCAGGTCAATCAACGATTGGTGCTGGGGCCGCTGTAACAACCCAAATCGGGTTCCGTGCTTTCTCCTCTTTGTCTGGGGCTACGAACAACTACGGTTTTTACGGGGAAGTTCCTGCTGGGGCTGGTTACAACCTGTATATGACCAGTACCGCGTGGAACTATATGGCTGGTCGTCTTGGTGTTGGTGCGGCGATTTCTAGCGGCAGCATGATGCGAGTCACGAATACAACTGCATCCGATTCTGTTTTAGTGGTCAGGGGTGCGGCATCCCAAACAGGCAACCTGTTTGAGGCGCAGAACTCTGCTGGAACCGCTATTTTTAGCATAGATTCTTATGGCACCATACGACAAACAAATAATGGTTACGGCTTCCACTACAACGACGGTGGCAGTACGACCGCGAGAGTTCAAGTTCACACAGATGCCGCTGCTGTTGTCGGATTGCTGATACGAGGAATAGCGGGTCAAACAGGAGATTTGGCTCGATTCGAGAACTCGTCTGGAAATACTCTCGCTTGTGTAGACTCTTCGGGCAACGCAAAATTCGTTTCCATCAACGGTGGAAGCGCTTAACAACATAGGAGAAAGACATGACAATTGATTACTCATCCCTTCTTTCGGGGGAACAAAAGCGCACGTTGTTGAATCAACGCATCGCTCAATTCGCTGCCGAGGCATGGCAGCACGAACTTAATAAAAAGACGTGCGAACAACTCGGTGACGAGGCCGGCGTAGAAAACGCAACTAAAGCCCTCTTGGTGCTGGGTACCGCAATCGGTATCCATCAGCAAGAGTTGGCGGAACTTCCAGAGGAGTAATTCGTGCCAGTACAGACCATAATCCAAGTACGTAGAGATACGGCTGCAAACTGGACATCGACCAACCCGATAATGGCAGCCGGTGAAGTTGGTTTTGAAACAGACACCCTGCTATTTAAGATTGGTGATGGCTCCAGTACATGGAATGCTTTGATCTATCAGACGGCAAAACTATCAACAGTCACAAAAACGTCATCGTCAACACTGGCCCTGACTGACGGTGGAAAATTGGTAGAGATGAATGTTGCTACCGCAAACAACCTAACGGTTCCCCTCAACTCAAGCGTGGCTTTCCCCATTGGCACTGAGATTCTTGTTCTTCAAATTGGCGCCGGCCAGACAACTCTTGTTGCTACGGGCGGAGTAACAATTAACTCAAAGTCGGGAAACCTCAAGATTACCGGTCAGTGGTCTGCCGTAACTCTTATCAAGAGGGCTACTAATACTTGGGTTGCCATCGGAGACCTATCAGCATGACTCTTGTTGCCCGTACTGGGATCATCAATACTTATGTGCAGGTATTTTCTGCTACCGGCGGTACGACGACCGATAGTGGTGGTTATCGGTATCACAGTTTCAACTCGTCGGGTACTTTCACCGTGAACTCTGGTACTGCCACTGTTGAAGTGCTAGTTGTTTCGGGTGGCGGTGGGGGTGGCGGAGCATATGACAATGGAATAGGTCAGGTCTACGGTGGTGGTGGGGGAGGTGGGTCATGGGTAAACACTGGCTCGTTCTCTGGTTCGTCTGGTAATTACACAATCACTGTTGGAGCCGGTGGTACGGGTTCAGGTGCAAACAACAACGGAAATGCTGGTACTGCGTCATCTGTTGTTCGTGCATCCCCTTCAGTAAGTATTTCGTCAGGCTCACCCACCGCCGACCAAGGCGGTTGGTATACAAGCAAGTTCACCTCGGCATACGGTGGTGACACACAAAGTTTCCAAGGTGGAGGTTCATACTATGGTGGTGGAGGTGGTGCAGGTACTTCTGCCATTGGTGGCAATGTAACATTTGGTTTTTACGACGGTGGCAACGGTGGTGCAGGAAGCACATGGAACTCGTTCAAGTCCTACGGTGGCGGTGGAGGTGGTGGAGGCGGTTGGGAGACAGGAAACACTGGAACACGGGGAACTGGTGGCACAACCGGTGGTGGTGCTGGAGCAAGCAAGACCCAGACCGCCGTAGCAGGGACAGCCAACACTGGTGGAGGTGGCGGTGGTGGTACATACAATGGGAGTTCTGTAGACCAATCGGGTGCTAATGGCGGTTCTGGCGTAGTGGTGTTGAGGTATCTGCTATGAGTCATTGGGCTGAATTGGATGACAACAACATTGTTCTCCGTGTAGTCGTATGCGACAACAATGACCCAAATGGCGATGAGGGCTATCAATGGTTGATTGACAACCTTGGTGGGCGTTGGGTTCAAACCTCGTACAACGACAATTTTCGTGGAGCGTTCGCAGGAATCGGTTTTCGTTACGACGTTGCAGACGATGTGTTTGTGAGACCTATCGCTGATGCACGACAAAGAAAATCTGATGCGACTCCACCGTCAAGCCAAGAGTCCACACCTGTCGTTGTGTTCGGGGACGATGAAAATGCTTTATGAGGACTTGGGATTCGTGGGCAACATCTGGGTACGCCAGAACACAATGGAATTGTCTGGTGATACAAACGGTGGTCACGCCCACGAACACGACCATGTAACCCTGCTGGTGCGTGGTTCCGTGGAGGTGCAGGTTGGTGATTATCCGTCCAAGACTTTCGTTGCCCCCACGTTCATCGTGATTCGTAAGGGGTTGCGTCATCGTTTCACTGCTCTTGAGGATGACACGATTTATTACTGTGTCTTCGCTCTTCGTGACGTTGATGGTGACCCTACGGAAATCGTTGAAGAGCGTCACATTCCGTATTCGTTGGCAACGGATGACCCAAGGACATGGCAAGAATTTCTTGAATGGCGTGAACGTCACAGGAATCAGCAACAGTGACGGTCACACCAGAAAGTCGTGATTTCTGGTTCTAGTACAGCGAACCTTCGGTATTCAAGGCTCGTGCATACGCTTGGGATTCAAGCCAGATTGACTCAATGCTCTGGCTCTACAGCGATAACGCAATGCTCATTGACCAGAATGATGACTTCTTCGGTCTTGATTCATGGATACAAATTTCAGATACAGGTTTTCAAGTGCAAAAATATTATAGAAATTTTGGCTTTTACAGACCACATGTTGATTCTTTTCCAATTTTAAATTCTTCTATGAATAATAGAGTTCTAGCATGCGTTATTTATCTCAATGATGTTGAGTATGGTGGAGAAACTAATTTTCCATTACATGGTGTTAAAATCAAACCAAAAGTTGGTCGTATTGCATTATTTCCTGCTGTGTGGACTCATCCTCATGAGTCGTGTGTTCCAATTACTGATGATAAGTGGATTATTTCAACATTTATTGTCAATGATCGGCTGTCTGATACTACACCAGAGATTCATGATCAAGAAGAGCATCATGATGACAGTGACCATACGCACTTTGATCATGAGCACCCTAATGATTTCTAAATAAAGTTTTTTGAATTATAATTGGTTATATGAAAAGTATAACCAAAAAATTAATTAGATTTCTTCCTGTTGCTATCTGGTGTTTTTCTTTACCGTTTGCTAGTCCTGCAAAAGCGGATACTTTTATAGTAATTCAACCTACTGATATAACAATAACTTTTGAATCTACACAAAATTTAAATGTAAGAACATATGCTCAAGAGTATGGTATAGATAGTCATTTATGGTTATATAATTCAAGTAACAATTTGATAGTTGCAAATGATGACCATTTCGGTCTTGATTCTTATATAAATATTAATCTTCAACCGGGCACTTATCGACTTCGTGCCGGCGTTTGCTGTGGGAACCCTGAGGCTTGGCATGGAGTTTCGTACCGTGTTGTAACTAATGTCTCTGCGGTTATTTTAGGTGCTACAACTACAAGCACTACTACAACGTCTACTAGTACAACAACTACTGTTCCATTAATTTTAAATCCGCCCAGAGATCTCGTTGTGACATCTTCTAACGATTCTAAAGTTTATTTATCGTGGGATGCACCTGAGCAGTCAAATGTAGAAGTTGAAAGATATGCAATTTTCTGGTCAGAAGACAACTTTTCTTCTGGCTGGGGGATTTCTTCTAATTCCACTACTGCTGTAGTTGAGAATTTAGATTCTGGGAAAGAATATCAGTTTAAAGTTAGAGCCGATAATGACACTCTTGGTATTTATTCTGAGTGGAGCAATGTTGTTTCCGGTGAAACGCAACCTGCCCCAACCACTACTACTACTAGTACTACTACTAGTACTACAACGACTACCACTACAACTACGTTACCTGTTATAATAATACCTGAGACAACAACGACATGGCCGGCTACTACAACATCCACA